GGTGTGGCGCATGGTGGTTTAGGTTACGTTCGTGACGATGCCACCTACTTTTTGCAGCGTGGTGAGTCGGTTTTATCACCCAAGCAAAACATTGATGTGTCACGCGCCGCTGAAAAAATAAACACAGGTAAATCAGGCGGCAACGTCAGTGTAAACCTAATTGAAGATGCCAGCCGCGCAGGCCAGTACGAGCAAACAAACATGGATGATGAGCAAATCATTAACGTGTTTGTGTCTAACATTCGTTACGGCGGTGATGCAGCAGCCATTATGGAAACCACCTACGGCGTACAAAGAACGGGGAGTTAACCATTGATTAAATACCCAAGCATACTGCCTTACCCTCTACTTAGCTCAACCTCATTTAAGCAGCAATCAAACACATTGCGCACCGAAATGAACAGCGGCAGAGCAAGGCAGCGGCGGCGCTTTTTAAGCGTACCCACCACCATGCCAGCCACATGGCGTTTAAGCAGTACGCTGGCAACTGTTTTTGAAAGTTTTTATGAACACAGTTTAAAAGCCAATGAATGGTTTTTAATGGATATACCCACACCGCAAGGCATGATTGAACACGAAGTACGGTTTATTAACTCCCCTATGGAAGGTTATAAACCGCTCGGCGCCGGGCGTTGGAGCTATCAAGCAAACATTGAAATTAAAAAGCGTGAAAAACCAAGTGAAGAGCAAGCAGTTGCATCGGCTTTACATCCAAGCACCTTAGAACAACTAGTTGACGGCGTTAAAGATGCCCTTAATACCTATCAGGAAAATAACCAATGAGTAAAACATTTTTTAGTTTAGTAACAGAGCTTGAAGCTTTACTAGGTCAGCTTAACGAAATTATAGCCGGGGATGAAGGCCAGATCGTTGTTGTTAATGGCACTGAAAGAGACAGCATTTCAAAAGCTATAAAAGATAACTTCTCAGCTATTCAGACTATGGTGCAAGGGCGGGTTACATTTAAAACATTACCCGAAATGAACGCCAATTTAGCATATGAAGAAAATACACTTGCAGAAGTGTGGGATGATGAAATACCCGAAAATAACGGGCTGTATGGTAAAGAAGGCGGTCTAGGGGAAGGCATTTGGAAACGTTCAAAATATGACACTCTATTATCAGTTACAAAGGCTAATTTTTTAGAATCACTCATCCACACGCTGCAGAACTCTTTATCAGAAATAAAGAATGACGACCTTCTATCGAATCAATTTGTGTGGGCAGTAACTGATGAAAACAATGAAGTCGCATTAGGAGTTAATCACGAAGGGCTGGTTGACTTTATACCTAGTGAATCAACAAAGAAGAAATTAGCGTCTGGAATATTTGATGAACGAAACATCGAAACAAACTTTGTTTGGGGTGTTGTTAGCGAATCAAAGACTTTGCCGCTTGCTATTGATAGGAATGGCAAAACGCATCTTGTTAGGCATAATGAAATTGATAGTGAAAATGTATTTTCTAAATCATTGGTGTGGGGAATTACAGACGATCAAGGCCGTGTAGCGCTGGGTATAAATAGTGCGGGTGATGTCACAGCAAACCTAGATGATGAAAGTATTGGCAAGGTTGCAGAAAAGCTCAAAAAAGCTAATTCATTAATTGAATTTGTAGATAATCGTTATGGCAACAAAGACAAAGTTTACGTTCATGATATTGACAATGAAACGACTATATCAAGACCAAAGAACGGCGTTGTTGATATGATTATACATGCAGGCCAATCACTAAGTGTTGGCGGCGGTGCGATATATTACTTAAATAACGATATACATTCACAGGCAACGGTTAGTAAAACAGCAGCATACCCAGAATTTTGTTTAATGCTGAATGATGGTGCAAGAGGTAATGAATGGAAGACAGTTGATACCTCGGCAATAACTCATTTTACAGGTATAAAGGAGGAGTTTGATAATTCGCGTGTTGGTGAAACGCAAGGATCAGGCATGTTAACACAGTTGCACAAATTGCTTTCGGATGATGGTAATTTTGATCACACTTGGCTGTATAGAACGCATGGTGCAGGTGGCCGCTCTTATGATGAGATAAAAAAAGGCACTGTACCTTACTCTAATGCTATTAACGAGATATTAGCCGCAAAAAAAATATGTGAGTCTTATGGTTGGCGTTTACGAGTTAAGCACCTTTTTATTACACATGGCGAAGATGACGCAGGAATAAACAACCAAGATTATGACAATAATTTATTAGAGTTTATAAATGATTATCGAACTGATATTCCAGCAATAACCAAACAGGAAGAATCTGTATCTGTTTTTATTGATCAGAAACCGACTCCCAAAAATGGCATTGGTCACAAAGTCATGGCTGACCAGATAAATGTAGCCCTACAGACTGAAAATTGTTATTTAACTCAGCCAAAATATCAATATCCATTTGTTGATGTTGTTCACTTAACAGCAGGTGGATATAGGCTATGTGGTGAAAAACAAGGTGCTGTATTAAAACGTGTTTTATCTGGCGAAGATTGGTTGCCACTTCACCCATTGTCAGCAGTGTTATCAGATAACGAAATCACCGTCACGTTTCACGTACCCGTTCCACCTCTAATTTTGGACACCTCTTTGTTAGAACCATCAGTGAACTATGGTTTTAAATACAAAGACTCAACAAATAGTGCAGATATTCAAACCGTCGAAGTTATAGACAGTACGAAGGTTAAAATCACTCTTAACAAAGCACCGACAGGAGATACAAAAAAAATAACATATGCGTATGACATGCCCGCAGGCAATTTAAGAGACTCAGAAACCACAGTTGCTGAATTTGATGGCTCATTGCTGCCAAATTGGGCGATAGCGTTTGAACAACTAATTTAGGAAATAATGATGCCACAGTTTATAAAATTAAAAGGTGTTTCGTTCAATAATGCCGAACTACCTGTTTTAAATGATTTGTGTGAATAGATTCAACTTTTACCATCATTAACATCATGGGTTAATGCAGGTGAAGATAATTACTTTACAGATGAAAATGGTAATTTGGTTTTAATTGATAAGTCGATGGAGAGAGTCAACTTTATAAAAGCTCACTCTAGAACTTTCGGCCCGACAATACAGAAAAATAGCTTAAATGGACATAACACTATTAAAGTGAATGGCAATGGCGGTGATACGGGCGGCATGATTCGTGAGGTTCACGATATGCCAGTGAATACAGGATCATTTACTTATGCAGCAGTAATAAAGGTTACTGAAAACTCAGGAGCTAATAATAATTTAGTTGCCACAGGTAGTTCAACAACAGGGGTTCCACTATGGACAAATGCTGATATTACTCGCTTTAATATCTCTGGTTCCAATGGCGGTGTTGAGTATTCAGTAACTGACGGGTTAAATAAATGGCTAATTTTGATAGGTTCATTTGATAATGACACTATGACTGCAAAAATGTTGAATCCGACAAATTTAACAGCAGTCGGTTATAGAGAAGTTACATCGGCAAATACTAGAGAAACACTGTATTTAGGGCAAAACGACAGTAATTCATCATTGTCAAAGTGTGAAATAGCCGAGCTTATTGTTATGCATGACGATATATTTAAAGTGGGTTACGAAGAACATTTAAGCAATGTTTTAGATTATTTCAAATCAAAATTTGATCTATGAGCACCGTACTCCAAAAAGTGTACGCCAGCGCCCCAGCAAATGACCTACCGATACATACCTTAACCTTGCTTGCATCCTCATTTGGTGAAATAAGAGTATGCGAAGGCTTTGACAATGTAACGGCAGGGCTGGAAACTGGCGAGTTTGTTGAATTTACGGCAAGCGGGATGGGCATATCATTGCCCGCCCGTTCTGTTAAAGGTAGTCAAAGCTTGCAATTTCAACTGGATAATGTGACCGGCATTGCGATTAAAAAAATTAATCAAGCAATTGATGCGGGTGACAAAATAACCGTGGTTTATCGAGTTTACACCGCCAGTAACTTAAACGAACCCGGCGAACCGCCCGTTGAAATGATAGCCACCAACGTAAAAGCAAACGCCAAGCGCGTTAATGTGGTTGCATCGTTTACTGATTTAGTAAACAAAGCATGGCCACGTAAACGTTACACACCCACCCTAGCCCCCGGCTTAAAATACTTTAGTTAATACCATGCATAAAATACAAGACTACCTAAACGTACCTTACGTTGATGGTGGCCGAGATATGGCAGGCCTTGATTGTTGGGGCCAGCCACGCCTTGTGCTGCACAATGTGTTTGGTAAACCTCTGTTTAAATCGTTTGGCCATGTAAGAGCTAACGACAAAGCCAACTTAACCAACGCTTACAGCAAATTGGTTGATCAGTTTAAACCTTGCCAACCCAAAGAGCAGGCGCTTGCGTGTGGTTTTAGGGGGCAAAGCTTAATACACATGGGCCTATGTGTGTTTATTGATGGACAGTTACAAATACTGCATACATCAAGCAAAAAAGGCCCGTCCATTATTAAAATCGCTGATTTTAAGCGGCTATTTTTTGAGGTTAAGTTCTATGAGTACACAGGTTGAAATTAAGGTTTACCCTAACAAACTTGATCTTGATTTATACGAACCCTGCACAGGCTTAGCGGGGCAAACATTAAGCGCCTGGTTAAAAGAAAATGTACCGGCTTATGATGAACGCAAGCCGCCTTTATTTAGCGCCAGCATTAACGGCAAGCACTTAATACCGGCTAAATGGGCCACGTACACATTCAAATGCAATGACGATATAAAATTAATTATTGAAGCCAAAGACCCCATGACCATAGCATTAACGGTATTAGCCGTTATTGCCGTGGGTACTGCTATTTATGCAATGGGCCAAATACCCGACAATTACAACTCAACCACGCCAGATGGCAGCAGTATTTATGAAGTAAACACCCAAGGTAACAAACCAAAATTAATGGGTATTGTGCCAGAAGGCGCAGGCCGTCATAAAATATTCCCTGACTACTTAACCATGCCGCGCCGTGAATACATAGACAACGAGCAGTGGCTTTATTTAATGCTAAGTGTTGGCGCAGGCACCTATGAAATACTGCCTGATGAAGTGTTTATTGCAAACACGCAAGTGCAAAGCTACACCGGCGATGTGTTTTATGAAATATTCGGCCCCGGTGAGGATGTAAGCGTAAACGAGAGCCACTTAAATGTTTACACATCAAGTGAAGTGGGTTCAACCAGTGGCACAACCGGCATAGAGTTAAAAGGGGCGGTAACCGGCATTGGTGGCAGTGAAAACAGCAATTACAGCTATACGTTTTCAGGCACAAAAATAACGGTTTACTATGAAGAATATGATCCTGAAGTGGGCTACTTTAGAAGTAAAACCAGTTTACCGTTTGATGTGGGCCAAATAATAAAAGTTGAGCAAGCACAAAACACCGCCAATAACGGCTATTACGAAATCATAGACAAAAACCTAAACGGCAGTGAGCTACAAAAGCTTGATGGCCAGTACGAAACAGACACCAGCTGGACAGGGTTTGTTACTGAGTCTAATTCGTATGCGAAGGTATTTACCGAAGACGGCGGCGGGGAAGGTGAATTTAACGGCCCTTACTTTGCAGTGCCAAAAGGTGAAGTAACGGATCAGTTATGGCTTGATTTTGCTATGCCGCAAGGCCTTGGCGAATTAAATGATGATGGTGATTTTATATCGGAATCAGTCACCTTAATTGTTGAATACAGAGCCGAAGGCGCACTTGAATGGACGCAAGCACCCAGCATTACGTTTTCAAACAATACCAACAATCAACTTGGTGAAACCATACCGATAACCTTGCCAGTTAAAATGCGGCCAGAAGTACGTGTTAAACGTGCTACACCCGCAAATGATGACACCCGCATTTACGATACGGTTTACTGGACAGCGTTAAAAGCAGAGCTTTACAGCGCACCAAGTTATGAGGGCATGACCACGATTGCGTTAAAAATTCGTGGTACTAATGCATTGGCAGGCTCAGCCGAGAATAAACTTAATTTAATAGCCACTCGCGTTTTGCCAGTGTATGAAAACGGCGCATGGAGCGCACCACGGCCAACCACTGATATTGCCCCATTTTTTGCACACGTTATAAAAAGCGTAGGGCATGGGGATGATAAAATAGGCCTTGATGAAGTGGCCGCCCTGCATGACATTTGGCATGCGCGCGGTGATGACTTTAACGCCATATTTGACAGTGCAAGCACCGTATTTGAAGCCGTAAAGCGCGTGTTAGCCGTGGGATTTGCCGAGCCAACCATTGATTATGGCAAAATAACCCCTGTACGCGACCAACCGCGCACCGTTTACCAACACATGTATCAACCCGATAATTACATTGGCTTTTTAGAGCGCAGCATTAAGCTGATTGATGAAGACGAACCCGATGGTGTGGAAGTTGAATACTTTAGCCCAATTACGTGGAAGTCTGAAACCGTACTTTGTTTGTTGCCCGGTGATAATGGTTACAACCCCGAAAAAGTACGCGCGTTTGGTATAACAGACCGAGACAAAGCGTACCAGTACGGCATGCGTAAACGGAGAACCCGCCGATACCGCCGCACCCGTTTTGATTTTAAAACCGAAATGGATGCACTGAACTCGCGCTACATGGATTATTGCGCACTGGCCGATGAA